AAGTCACTATAGCTGTAGTGTCGGTTAACCTAGTGACTGAGTTCCATTCGCTATCTGCTGACTCAAATACAGTTGGACTTCCTGCTGAAATGACAGTACTGCTGCCTCCCGAAGCCACCACTTCAATAGTTCCATTAGACTTTAAGACAACGGGCTTGCCATTAGGCAGTGTGCCACTAGCTACGAAGTCTACTACGTTCCCGCCGCCTACGGCTTCAAACGACAATACGCCAGAGCCGTTAGTGACCAGAGCCTGACCGTTAACGCCTGCTGAACTCGGCAGAGTTAGCGTAATATCTGCGGTAGACGCAGGGCCAGCAAGAGTAACTTTGTTCGTGCCGTTGTCTGAGTCCTCAAAGAACTGAACAAAACCTGCTCCGGTAGCGCCGTTCTTAGCGTGTATTCCGGCGTTACCTACTATAGTGCTTGTCGCAGTAACAGTGCCTGCCATAGCGACGTTAACGGTTCCAGTAGGAATAGTTAAAACAGCAGCATCAGCATCGTTCTTAATAGTTACATCGTTAGTAGAACCTTGACCTGTAAGGATAAGCCCCTCTGCACTGGTGTAACCGAGCGCGGCATCGTCACCAGCGGCTGTATCTCCAGAAATCAAAGGGTGTGCTAGGGTTTTATTACTTAGAGTCTGTGTAGCTGCAATACCCGCCAAAGTGTCTGAAGTAGCTGGTAGTACAAGAGTTACGTTGCCTGAAAAGGCGGAGTGTGCGGGAGCTTGAAGTTGAGCATAATGCGCGTTGTTTGACTCGCAATAAAACTTAACTGTTGATACGGTTCCGCTGTTTTTAATAGCAATGTCACCAGCGGATATCTCGACCAGTCCAGCTATTACAGCCTTAACGGTGCCTGTCGGTATCTCAATAACGTCTGTGTCAGCATCGTTCTTAATTGTTACGTCATTCGTTGAGCCTTGACCTGTAAGAATAAGACCCTCTGCCGCTGTAAAGCCTATGGCAGCAGCGTCACCCGAAGCTGTATCTCCATCAGGCGTAAATGTAGCCGCAGTTAAGTCTCCAACAACATCCACAGCCCCTGCAAAATTAACGGTAGTTGTACCTGTTGGAATCTCTATGACATCTGCGTCAGCGTCATTCTTTATGGTTACATCGTTGGTTGAGCCTTGTCCGGTAAGAATAAGACCTTCAGCAGATGTATAGCCAATTGCAGCATTATCCCCAGCGGCTGTATCTCCGTCAGGTTCAAAAGTTGCCGCTGTAGCTGTACCAACAATATCTACGTTAGTAGTGCCTGTAGGAATGGTAAGTACAGTACCGTCAGCATCGTTCTTTAGAGTAACGTCGGACGTTGAACCCTGACCTGTTAAGATAGCTCCATCGGCGGAAGCATAACCAAACGCAGCATTATCGCCGGAAGCTGTATCTCCGGCAGGTTGTATGGTATTTGCAACAAAGAAATCTCCTGCTACTGACAGGTCAGTCATAACATCATAGAGCGCCGCACCAGAACCTGCGCCATCAGAGGCGATAGATTTAGTCTGCCCTGCTAATACTGCTACATTAGCCCCAGAACCCATTGTAAAGGTAAGAGTGTAGCTTGTAGCGTTTTCTATAAACCAAACTTTAGATACGGTGTTGGGAGCCAGAGTTACTGTGGAGGCTTGACCACCTCCAGTTAGCTTTAGATACAATGACCTAAGCTCGCCGCCTGTGGCTGTTCCATCGGGCATTGTAATAGTAGAAGTTGATGCATTAGCGACCGCTTTAGTCGCATAGCCCATAGCCTCACCAATCAACTCTAAGTTGACGTTTGTTTCAGTGCCCCATGTACCAGAAGATTCGCCTGTGCCAATCTCCTTTAGTCTTAAATCATTAACGTATGTTGCCATTATATAACCCTCATGCGGCTATTGTTTGCCAATTTGGTGTTTGAGAAGTATCTATCAACCCCCACACATTTGTTGTACCTATCTCGCCAGTGCCTAAAACACCGGATACTGAAAAAGTTACAGAAGAACCTACTATAACGTTACCTACCGACCCTACACCCCTAACTGATGTAACAAGCGCTCCAGATTGTCCACCCACGCCTACACTGCCTAATGCACTTGTACCTACAACGCCAGTAGGTGATACAGCCTCAGGGTCTCCCCATGTAGCAGACCCCCAAACTCCACGTCCCCAGCCCGTAACATCTGACACTATGCTATCCTAATAATCGCGTTACTAGCATCTGGTGCTGGGAAAGTAACAGTAAAATCTCCGGCAGTAGCTGTTTTGTCAGCTCCAAAATCTAACACACATACAGATTTGTTACCTCCGGCTGAGTTGTTAAATATTAACGCGCCTCTAGCAGTTAAAGTAACCGTACTAAAAGTTAGGTTAGAAAAATCTGTAAACCCCGTAGTACCAGACGAAGTAGGGTTTACGTTAGTTAAAGCTGCTCCCCCGGCAGTATAATTGGTTCCACTAGATTCATTAGAACTAGTATACGCTGATGTAGCCGCATTAAGAGTTGCGGAGTTAGTATATAAGGCTAGTTTGAAGGTGCTTCCTCCATTTGCTAGAAAATTATGAGTACCTTCGAGTAATTCTTTTTTAAACGAGGTACACATTGCTTGAGCTATTGCCATTACAATCTCCTAATGATTTCGGCCATGTCTTGTTGTTGGTTTTGGTTAAGCAACCCTACTAAAGTAGTTCTATCGCTTTTGATTGCTTCTTCCATATAGTATTTTACTGCGTTAAACACTTGTGCTTTAAACGCTTCTGCTTGTTCTTTTATAGCTGGATGACACTCTCCACCTACTGACACTATCCGGCTTGTAGCTATTTCTGCCCAAAACTCAGGATCGTGTCCTTTGTTGTTAGTAGTAGTAACTCCTACAGAGCCTACATTTGATACCGCTATATTAAACATTCTTTAGTTCCTTAACTAACTGACATTCTGTATTGTCCAGAACGGTATGTGTCTTCGCGTAGTTTACCATCCCCAAGATTTTTTAATAGTGCCATAGCTAACCCAAACATTTTTTCATAGTTAGCTATAATGTCTGGCTCACCTTTCAGGAACCGTATTGCTTCTATTAATGCTCCGTTAAGCAATGCGGAGTCAAACTCAGTTCCAAGCCATGTAGTACCCGCTGTAACAATAGACTCAGGATAGTAACCGTAGTGCAACTCTACGTTATAAATATTAGTAGGCGTTGGCCCTAATATAAAGCTAGCGTCATCGAAGTAAGCATAATGCTTAGGTAAACCTGTAGTCGTAGGAATAGGGTACGCTTCACGTATAAAGTTAACGTCTTTATTTAACAAGTACGTAAATGACCCATTAGAATCAATGACCGCCAAACTATAGGTGTACAGAAAATCACTAAGAGGTACGGTTAAATACTGATTATTTGCTTGAGTACGCCCAGTTACATTCTTACGCAGTGCGGGTATTTGAACTGAGTTATATATCTTTTGCTCTGCCTGTTGCGTAAACATAGCAAGCTGGGCATCTGTGAACGTGTTCTCACAAATGTCTTGAATATTAGTTTTCAGTTCTGTGTAGTTCATGGTTTAAGCCATTGGCCCTCTAGCGTACAACCCTTTAGTAGCCGCGCCAGTACCACGTACTTTGACTTTGCCGCCTTCTGAGTAGCCCATTTTATTTTTTACTTTCTTAGGCCGACCTACTTTTGACCCGTATGTTCCTTTACCTTGTGGCATGTTAATGCTCCTATTAAATAGTTACTGTTACTTGCCCTATATTACCAGCTATTGTTAGCGCGTTGGGAGTTAAATTATAGGGGTCAAATCCTCCGCCTACTGGGTTCCAACCCCACTGGGTATCTCTACTGCTGTGATCTCCTGACTCACCTAAACTAGTATCGGGGCGGGGATCACGTAATGCTTGGGGATCGTGTACTGGAAATTCCCCTAATCTGTTCTGCGGTTGATCTTCGTTCCAACACTCAGTACACGCTTTTATGTTAGTGTCTCTATTCTTAACTATGAGGTTCTTCAACTCTCTTAGTTTGTACTGGAATCCACATACATCGCATAAAGCAATGGCTTTTTTACTAGAAGCAAATTGAGCGCCCATAGTTATACGTACCCTATACGAGGTACAAACCTAGCCGAGGTCTTCTCCCTATCTTCTCCTGCGGCCATTTCAAACTGCTCGTCATACACAGCTTTTAACAAAGGCACTCGGTCAACCATCTCAGGCAGTTTCATAGCTATATAATAAGCTAATCCCGCTACCAGACAAGGAAAAAACCTAAAATTCATGTCCGAAGTCTGTATACCACTACCCGCGTCTTCGATCCTACGCATACGCCAGTAGTATAAAACATAATCGTTAGTATCTGGTACAGGCCACACGTTGGCTAGAGGAGCATCACGCAACCGCTCTATGTAAAGCTGGATGGGCCTACCTTGTGTTAACTTGTTAGGGATAGACGCGTAAGTACTTACACTAACACGACTTATGGTAAGGTCAGCCTGAGTAGCGACGTTTCCACTACCTGTCCGTATCTGATGCTCTAACAAGTCTATGGTATTCGCTGGCAGGGGATACTGCGTCTGCCCTTTGACTAGGTTTATAGTGCCGCTATCTATAGTCCACATGTTAATGCCACGGTTCTGCCACTCGATAGTAAGCAGGTTCATGGAGCGTCTCGCAGTGCGAAGATCATAACCAGAACGCATTTCACGACCAGCACGTTCAAACGCTTCTTCAGCGATCTCCGTGAAGTCCATGTTGAATGCGGTAGTGCCCGATGTGGTCATTGCTACTTGCTCCGTTTCTTGGCAGTTTTACCGCTGGCCTTGGTCTTAGCTTTAGCGGAAAGTTCATTCATATGGAATAACTTTACACTTGTTTTAGTGTGGGACTTATTAGTATGAAGAGTACCGTCAGCCATTTTATGGCTAGAGCCTTTGTGCTCAGTACCGTCTCTTTTGTAGTGCTTTACACCTTTCATAACTTATACCTCTAAACGTAAAGTGTTTTCTTTCGCCTATTATTTTTTACTTGTCCGCAGCCTGTAGCTATAGACCGTTTACCTCTAGCAAGGCCACCCTCACGTAACTTAACAGTAGCAGGTTTTGTATTTTTCACTACAGTCTCTCCTTTTGATCCCGCACGTTTCTTCTTCTTAGCTGTAGCTGCTCTTTCGCTTTTACTAAGGGATTGCGCTTTTTTCCTAGGTAAACATCTATCTGGATTCTTTTTGTTTTTAGACGTTCCACATTTACCTTTAATCTTTCCGTCTGTACCAATCCTAACCCAGTCTTGGTCTACCCACTTTTTAAGATCGCCCATTACTTCTTACCCTTTGATCCCTTTGCATAGTTGGGGTCTTTGCAATACTTAGATGCAGCCATGTTCGCGTACGCGGAAGGATATGTATCAAAGGTTCGCTTTGCCCACGATTTGCCTTTGGCACATATCTTCCCGCCGGACTTGTAATACCTACGCATTATCGCATCTTACAGGCTTTACCGCCGCGAGCTTTACCGTAACCACGAACTGATTTGCCAGCACTGTACTTGGGCATTTCTGCCATGCCGCCACTCATCATCTTCTTAGTGCGCATCTTAGCTTTTTTAGATGATGCGACTCCCGCCTTTTTAGCTTTTTTAGATGATGCGACTCCCGCCTTTAACTGCTCAACTCTATTTTTCTTATTTACCCTCCCACCCGATCCTGTACGGTCGGCTAGGGAGAGTGTGTCTTGGTCAGGTCGTGCTAGCGTTGGTACTGGGGTCGGCTTTATTGCGGACTTAGCCAAAGCAGTTTTTTGAGCTTCAGTTGCAGCCTTAACCTCTTGCTTGTTGTCCATACTAGCGGCGTCTATAGCTTCTTGTCGAAGGTTTACACCCGATAAATTTTTTGAGTTTTTAGATTTTGGCACGTTATTTCTCCTATCTCATCTTACAGGCACGTACGCCTTTTTTAGCAATTCCCGCGCCACGAACCTTACCGCCGTCCTTGTACGCCTTGGCCATACCACCAGCCATCATCTTGCCTTTACCGTCAGCCGCGTAGTCGGGAACCATCTTACCGTCTTTTCCCTTTACCATGTTTAGCTTTCCGCCAGCACTCATCATTTGTTTTGACATAGAACTTCTGTCCATTTTATCTTCCTTATTTTTAGGCTTCTTAGGGGTACGTCCATCATCTTCGTACATCTCAAAAAATTTCTTTTTCCCTGTTTTTCGTGCTCCTTCAGGAGAAGAGGCTTCGTCTAACTCGGCCTGACGTGCCTTATCTTCCGCAGTGGGCAGGTTACTTATTTTCATAGCTTTTGGCACATTATTTCTCCTAGCACTTCCACCGTTTCCTAGCTTGCCGCAACCTTGAATTAGGGTCTTTAGCAGCCTTTGGAAACTTCTTCATTTGTCCGGCAGATCGGGCGCAGTATGACTTACGTCTACTAGCTCGTTTGCCAGTTGGTTTATCCTCGGTAACCGCAGTCTTTAACTTAGAGCCGGGATTATTACGCTTATACTTCTCTACACCTTTGGCGGTCATACCCGCGCCGGATTTAGTAGGGCGTTTATCACCACTACTGATGGACATACCTTTCATGCCCACTCCGCCGCCTTTCTTATAGTACTTACGCATAAAACAAAGTTATAGAAGACATGTTTACAGGAGAATAATCTACATATCCCCCATCCTTAAACAGTATCCCATCGTCAGGTATGTCAGGATATTCAGAGCTAGTAGCAGAGCCTACTGTAGCAAACTGCATACGAACACGGCCTGTAGGGCTAGTCTCTCTAAATGTAATAATACCTGCGGTACCTGTATTAACAGCATACAAACCCTGTAAGCGTAATCTACCGCCAAATATAGGGGCTGATACACTGTTAGAAGTACCTGCACTTACATTACCTGCGGGATCACCTACTGCTGTAATAGAGGTAATAGAAGTCCAGTACCCAACACTAGTGGATACACCACCGTCAGTTCCTGCGAGATTTTCTGTAGCCGCATTTCCTAGTTGGTCTAATCCAACAATGTTAAAAGAAATAGCGTCATCGTCTCCAGCGCAGGTGATAGTAATCTTTCTAGCGGCGTCAGTTACGTAAGGGCTAGCAGTCAGTGTGAGTGCTGCGTTGTTAGCTACCCCCGCCGCTGCGGATATAGCCGTTGCACTTGCTACTGCCGCAGATATAAATGTCGATTGAATGTCAGAAGAAAAAGACATAATCTACTCCTTACGGTTGGATTGCAGTGTTAAACGCCTGTGCATACATTACAGTAATACGGACAGAACCTGCGTTTGTAGCAGCGGAAGTCGTTACAGTTAAACGTAGGTCTGAAGTGCCTATATTATCCCACGCTAGAGTTCCACCACCAGAAACACCAAGTGGTTTAATACCAACAGTAGTACCTGATGCCAATGCGTTTATAAACGTATTATTTCCACCACCAACCTGACCAACACTAATGTTCGATGTAGTGTTTGCCGCTACAGCCATATCAACAATAATGTTAACAATCTTGGAATTTGCAGGGATTACGATATCCGTTTGTTTCGCTGTAAGTGCGCCAGCCGCGAGGGTGTCAGTTGTATCTTGACACATAACTACATAGCCTACGTTAGCTACGTCAGTGCCTACAGTAGTACCTGTAGTGTTTCGAATGTTGCCCGCTCGAATAGGGCCAGAAAAAGTAGTATTCGCCATTTTAAAAATCTCACATGTGAGTTAAGGCAAATCTGTCTACATGTCGTCAGTCGGGTCTGTCAGATTCACCGGATTGTTTCCCGATATAATAGAACATATCACAGTGTGTATGTTTAAGTCAAACATAAAAAAGGGGGCCGAAGCCCCCTTAGTACAACATGTTACTAAGCGATTAAGCGCCGGGTGATCCGTAGATACCTAGTGGATCAGATACGCCGAATGAATAGCGTTCACGAGCCTTGTAACGGCTGTTGCCAGTATCGAAATCAGCATCCATAGAAGTAGCCATTGGGCTACGGACGAAATGCTTCAGACCATTTGGCACGTCAGTCATCATAAACCAAGCGTCAGTGTCAGTCAGGTAATGGTTGACTGCATATCCGCCGGGGACTGCGCCGTTAGACATAATGGCGTTGATGTCGTTGTCAGCAGTTCCTACACGACCTTCAGTCTCAAGCAAACGAGTTGCAACAAACTGTAAGGAAGGTGGGATAACTAGCTTCTTAGGCTTGGCCGCGATCAAAAGACCACGCTCATCAGTGTAGCCTGCTACCTGAATGATAGCCGCTTCCAAAGAAGTTTCGTTAAGGTCAGCCGCAACAGTAGGACGGTTAGAGTTAGTTCCGCCACTAACCAAAGGGTGAGCAGTAGAACACAGAACCTGTCCATCACCAAAGGTATTACCAGCAGCGAAAGCGTTGTTCAGAATATCTGCCGCTTTAACTTGCTTGGTATATGCCATAGCGCGAGCCAGTGCTTTGGTGTAACGAGATGACAAAGAGTCATACAAGTTATCTTCAATCGCTTCTTCAGTGATTGAGAAACCCATTGCAACAGTTTCGTGCGTGTAGCGTGCAGTCCATGCTTCCTGAGCATTATCATACTCGATTGCAGAACCTTCTGACTTAGTTGGGGCAGAGCCAAAACCAGACAGTTTAGTTTCTTCTTCAAAAGAACGATCAGAGGTTTCAGTCTCGAAAATCTCTTTATGCTCTTCACCATACTTAGCGTATTCCAAACCAAACAGTGCGTTTAATCCGGGGAGTAGCTCTTTAAGTAATTGACTTCTTGAAATAGCCATCTAGTTATTCTCCTACAATGCCGGTACCAAACTGGTGGTACGGTAGGTTAAATTTAACCAAGACATCAGTCCTAGCGTCGCCAATGGTAGAACCAGCTTTAGTTACAAAACCGATTACTTTAAAAGCTCTAGATGCAGTCGCAGTAGTAGCGTCGAGTGCAACGTTAGACTTACCAGTAGCAGTGTTTACAGAAGTAGTAGCATTCTGTGCGCCAGTCAAAGGAGCATTGTGACCAAGAGCAGTCTGAGCAATAGCGCCATCAGCTTGTACTTGGAAAGTTACGCCCGAATCGACTATAACATAAGCAGTAGCGTTAGCAGTGCCTGAAGGATAGTACTGGCTAAAGATCAACTGACCTTCAGCATTGATGTACTCACAACCAACGAATACGCCTAAGCCACCAATAGTGTTGCCACCAAGGTTGTTATTAGTTGCGTCTGCGCCAGTGCCAGAAGCTAGTTGAACATAACCTGCATTGATCTCAACAAGAGAACCATAGCCGATGTTCTGAGCTACGCCAGCAGGGGTAATAAGAAAAGCGTCACGGGCACCAGCATAAGGTGTACCGTCAGCTTTACGTACGGGAATAAACCCGTATGGAGAGGCTGTAGTTGCCATTTATTTCACCTATAAATAGAGTTAAGTTATGACCCATTACCAAAGGTAACATTCGTGCGTCTGTCGTTAAACAGAGGCATACGGGGGTCGTTTTCTCGCATCAGGCCGTTGTCAACTGATTGCATTTGCGCCTTACTCTGATCGTTATAGTAAGTGTTACGCTCTTCAACCATTTCAACAGGAGCTTTACATAGCATTAAGCCACCGATTATCAAGTTGTCTTTGAACTTTTCGTTCTCAATGGACACAAGAGTAATCTCTGGGTGGTCTGTCGCTTTTACTGGCTCCCAACCTTCGCGTAGTTTTGAGGATACATTAGTGGCATCAACATTGCCTTGCGTGCTTACACGAATCCATCGAAATGCGTAGCCCGACTCGGGATTAGGAGAAGGTAATACTTCTGGTCTAGTCCAAGCCGATTTGCGGGCCGTTTTTTCACGGGTAACTTCTTCACGTTTAATTCTGTTCTCTGCCATCATACTTTCCTCATCTCTTCTGCAACCTTCTTGGCGTATAAGTCTAGGGGTACCCCAAGTTTTTTAGCTATAGCCACCTGTGTCTGCGTTAATCGCACCTTTCGGGGTGCTGTGCTCCGCGTAGCGGGTGCAACCACATTAGACTGTCGCTTACTTGGTCTTTCCTCTAACTCTTCAGTTTCCCCAAATTCTTCAGGGAAGGTATTTCGCATACGAGCATTAATAGTCTCGTAGTAATCATCGCTAGTGGTGTCCACACCTTGCTTAACCAGCTTACTGTGTACACCCATAGCATAAGCTGTCATCTCATCATCAGAACCGAACCAAGAATTTTCACTTGCCCAATCGGACGCTTTGGTATCTGGTTGAATCAGAGCCTCTGGGGGTATTTGTACAGGAATCTCTGCTTGTTGTAAAGACTCTGGCTCAAAATCTCCTAGTTTATCTGACTTTATCTTAGCGGTCGTTAGTTTATCTTGCGCATCAAGTAGTTTATCTGCGTCCCCAGCTTCATACGCTCGTTTGTATGCCCGCTTTGCAGATAATACTTCTATCGCTGAATTCTTTTTAGCTTGTTCTAGTAAGGCTGCTTGATTCTTTTCTACGCTACCTTTTAGCTTGTTATTCTCATCAACAAGTGTCTTGGCAAACGCTTCCATTTCTTGACTTTGGCGCTGTGATTCTTCTTTAGCGCGTCTTTCATCGTGGTATCCCTTACTGAAGTGTTGAATACGCTTACGCACCTTATCTGAGTAGTCTTCTAACTCATCGTCGGTAAGGTCTTCTGGGGGCTTAGATGCTTTGCGGCCCCTATCAGCCTTCGGCGTGTCATCAACAACCTCAACTTCAATTTCTTTTCCTTCTTCCTGCTCAACTTCTCCCATTTTTAGGGCGCTAGAACTTTCTACCTCTATACCTTTATCCTCTTGTTCGTCAGGAAAGGTGTACTCTACTTTTTCAAATCCCATTATATACTCCTCACACTCGTGTAACGCCACGAGGATCGTTTACTACTGCTTCAATTGAATCATCGTTCATTAAACGATACTCAACACCACCTACTTTAAAACGCGTACCAGTATTGGCACGGAACATTACATAGTCCCCTGTCTTACACCAAGGGCCAGTAGTAAAACGCTCTTTATCAGAATACGCTTGTGCCCCCATATCGAGTACAACCCCGATAGTAGACATGATGTAGTCATTGTGCATTTCTTTACTAGACTTAATGATGCCACTTTCGCCATAGGTATCTTCTACTTCCGGCATGGCTACTAAGACACGGTATCCCACGGGGGTGGGTATTTGAAGGTCAAGCTCTTCGTCACTTTCAGCTTCTTTAGGTACTATCGTTAGATCAGTCATTATCATCGTCCATATAGTTACGCGAGAGGTCATTTACATGATTCAGACAGGAAGTGAGACCTCGTAGCATTCCTGTTACTTCTTTGTATTGAGAGAAGTCTTTAGCTCCCCCATTACCTAGAAATTCTGTTGCGGAGGACATATCATCCTCGATTTTCTTTTTAAGCACGTCAAAGACGGTTTTAGCCATGATTATTCCTTGTTACGTTTGTTTTCGACCTCGCTCTGAGTTTTCATTAAGTCTAGGTCGAGTTTAGTATTAGCTGTCCTTCTATCGGCAGCTAGTTTAGCTCCGGCTTTCTGAGCATCTATTTCCAACTCTTGTTTTTCGATTTCGAGTTGTTGCTGATCTATAGCCACATCAGCTTGGTCTTTCTGCGTTTTACGCTGTAACTCAGCCTGTTTGAGTTGCATATCGGCTTGGTCTTTCTGCGCTTTACGTTGTACATCCTGCTGCTTAACCTGTAGTTCTGCCTGTTGTAGCTGGAACACGGGGTCTTGCTGCTGTTGCTGCGCTTGTTTCTGCGCGGCTTCTTGTTTATGTTGGTCGGTTAGCTGCTTGCCACCTTCGGATATGAGGCGTGACAACTGAACTTCAATCTCTTCAGGTAGCTCCTCATTCGGTGGGGGTAGTGCAACGCCCAACTTCTCTTCCATCTGCCTGCGGTATCTAAACCCAAGGTGTTCAGCGATATGCGCGTTGAGTGCGGCCATTATTTGCTGTGCTTGTGGGTTCTGCCCGATAGTCTGTGCGATCATAGGGTCTTGCATAAACGACTGGTGAGCCGTTATGTGAGCTTCGTGGTCTTGAGTTATAAACGCTTTTATAGGGGTACCTGTTAGCGCGTTCATGTTCTCGCTTACGGGATCAGCAGGTCTAATGTCATCTTCCGTAGGGACTAACTTATCAGCGTTCTTAACGCCGAGCACTTCAATCATCTGACGATGTAATTGAGGGAGGTTGTATATCTGTGGAGCTTGTTGCGACATCTGCAACACGGCTTGGTACTGTACTACTCGTTGAGCCATTGTAGAGCTGTTAGGGTCGCTTACAGGGATTACATCGACCATAGCGTAGTCAGACTGACGTGCTGATACTTCGCCTCTATTAGGCTGGTAATCGTATTCTTCTGGAGCTTCCTCGGCCATTATAGCCTTGAGCATCTTAAACTCTAGCTTCATAGCGTAATGTACGCGTGCTTGTACTGCTGCCATTGGTTTGAGAGTACGTTCTAGCAGGGCTAGTGTAGTACCCACTGGGGCATTAGCGGACATGTCAGAGATGTTCATGTCACTGATAGCGCCTAAACGACGGCCTTCAGTAGTGATCTGGTTCAGCAACGCTAGTAGAGTCTGGCTAGGCTCTTTATAAGGAAGAGGCATGATGTTCTCGCGGATGCTACCTGATGGCACATCAACGTCTTTAAACTCCCCCGGCTCGATTGGGGTGTCATCGCCTTTAATACGTAATCCACGAGACTTTAAGCCCCCCGGAAGGTTAGATAGGGTACCAGCGTCCACCAGTTGCCGTATAATCGACGTTCCTGCTTTGGCGTACCCACCTACTATGTGAATCAATCCAAGACCGTAGAAGCCAAATCCGGGCACGTACACGTAATGTACAAAGTGCTGGCGCTTCATGGTGAGCATGTCTTCTTCGTCCCAATTACGACGAATGGCAAGTACTTCTCCTGTGCCGCGCTCGATTGTAACGATGTAAGGTTTTGCTAGTCCATCTTCGTCATCTATACCTTCTATAACAAGCTCTGCGTGAATCTCGTACACGGTATACCGATCATCGTCGGTGATGTCATAACCACCTTCTTCGGCTTTTTTCTCTTCTATGTCTGTGTGGAACGGCTCTGGATCACCCAGCTCTACGCCCGCATAAAAACCACTAACTTGCAGCCGCATCATTTCATTCTTGGTCTTACGCATTACATGAGTAACACGCTCCGCTGACTCAATGTTAGACGCGCCGTAGGGCACGATAACGTCTTCTGCGGGGATATAAATAGCTACCTGTCTACCTATACTAGAATCAAAGTAAACCTTCTTAAACGCCGATCCTGCGAGTCCTAGGCTATATAGCATACGCTCATGTTCAGGGCGGTACTCAACCATGTTCTCGGTAAGCTCGTAGTTCATGTCCGCTTTTACGCGTTCAGCAGCTTCTAGCTTCTCTTTAGTCTCTTTACCTAAAACCTTAACTCTTACGGGGCCAGCGGCAGGGAAAGTCTCACTCATGGTCTCTGCTTGGAAACGAATAGCCGCTTCAGCAAGAACTGTAGAGTTTACGCCGCAAGCGCCTTGCCAAGGAGTAGTACGCTCTTCGTACTTGAACCCTAGAATATCAAGCCCTTTAACGTATGTTTCAGCCCAGTCTTTACGGCTATCTACGTCAGCGTCTACCATACCTATTAGGTCACCTGATAACTCGTTTAGGTAACTTTCATCTAGTGCGTCTACCAAGTTGGTGTCAAACGACATAAAGTCATCTACTTCAACGCCCGGGATAATAGTGATCTCTACACTACCATCGTCCAGAGTAACCATCTCAGGGTCAACTATCTCTATCTCAAGCTCGTTTCCCCCCTCAAGTTCCTCTACTTCTACGTCTTCGATGCCTTCAGGAGCGGCGTATAAACCTTTCTCAATTGCCATTTTGTAACCTCTTAATAAAACCCGCTACCGCGATGTTTAAAATATTTGATCTCTTCTGGCTCATCAGTAGGTAATCGTATAAACCCACCCTGCCTGAACCGCATAAGTGCCATAACTGTAGAATCCACCAGATCGTCATTACTCATAAACGGGAATCCAGCGATCTCTTCTACTACTTCTTCTGCCCATCTAGTCTGCGGAACCCAACATAGTCCAGATTGCACAATATCAGATACAGAGTTTAATCGCGCTAGTTTATCACCAGAACCCCTATGAGGGGTATATTCTTGTACAAGTAGACCCATACGCCGCATTTCTTGATATAACGCGACTCCTGAACTCTTTTTCTCTACGATAAACGCGTCTGGCTCCCATTCTGTGTACTGATCCATAGCTAATTCTTTCAGTTCATGGAACTCCATGCGCTCTTTTATACTATTAAGCAATATTATATTATACGCTGAAGTCTCCTCATTAAGAAACACCCCCCACGTAGTCAGTGCCGTGTAATCCGCACGGTTGTGTTTCTCTGCCGCCGAGTCCAACGACATGATTATGTACTCGCAACTGGGCGGGCGTTCCTTCTCCCACTCGTTCCACCACTCTCTTTTAACTAATGCGGCTTCTTCTGCGGTAGGTTGTTGCTGATACTGCGCATTCCACTGGAACACAGGCATAGATGCTTTGGTACGGAGTAACGCCTCAAGGTCAAAAAACTCAGGCCATAAGGGTTTTTGTATGGGTTTACCTGTATCTTTGTCGTCTACATCTAATATAGCGGGGAACTCTATGACCTCATACTGGTCAGCTCGCTCGTTCTGGGCCATATCCTTGACCACGCGCCCTGTCAGGTCGTCCATATGCCATCTAGTCTGGATGATAGCTACACTACCCCCCGGCATTAGACGAGTACGAGCACCGAACGTAAACCACTCGTATGCCTTCTCAAAGACAACAAAGTTGCCGTTAATCACGTCTTGCTCAGAGTGTGGGTCATCTACCAGCAGTAAATGGGCACCACGACCAGCCAATGCAGAGCCAACACCGCAGGCGTAGTACTCCCCACCTACACTCGTACTCCAGCGACCGGCTGATTTAGAGTCACTGGCTAACCTTACGGTAGGAAATATATCTGTATAGCCTTCACTGGAGATTAAGTTACGCACTTTACGTCCAAAATCCACCGCTAGGTCGGTTGTGTGCGACACCATCATCACTTTCTTGTCTGGATTACGCCCCAAATACCACGCTGGGAAGAAAATAGACACTAATTGGGACTTTCCGTGGCGCGGAGGGATATTTACGCACGCTCTATCCTTATCCCCACTCTCAATAGCCATTAATAGGTCGGCTAGAATCCTATGATGCTTACCAACAATGAAGTCAGGCATCATAAGTTTACAAAATTCAATTAAATCGTCGTACGCGGCCTTAACTATACGTCTTTTACCCAGTTCATCGACAAGTTTCTCTATCTCAGCCACCTCATCGACACTAAAAGTATCAATGTTATCCAACATATGCTGGATTTCGTCCTGCGTAAAGTCTGCGGCGACACTACTCACCGGCTGCTAACCCTAACTCAGCGTCAAGGTCTATTATTTCACCGTTCAAAACAACTTCATCTACCGGATTTACTAGCTTCTCTAGCTTCCTACGTAGTTTTGCCTTCAAATCATCCGTTGACTGGTGTGTAACAGTCACTTCTGACTTCTCAGAGAACAACCCTACGTCTGAAATCTTACCCAGTAACTCCAACGCTCGGATACGGACACGTGGATCGGGGTTCTCGGTCTCTAGGATGAGCTTATTTGTTACAAGGTGGCGTACCGATACAGCAGATTCTACTACTGAGGCACCAAATTCGGTGAGTATGTTACCTGTAAGCACCAAAGAGGCAGGTGTTAGGGTAGCCATACGGCTGTTCGTGGCTTTCTTCGATGTTTTTTCGGGGTCGTCGGCATACGCTATAGCAATTTTAGCTGCTACGTCTTCGTCTTCTTTGTTGGGCTTCAATTCTAACCCGTGGTCTGCTAGCTCTAAGGCTGTAGTTCTTGCTGCTTGCGTACGAACAGTCAAGTCCACCGCAGGATCGTCATCAAAAAGCGGAACCCCTGTCTCGGGTTCGAGTTTAATCGTCATATCGTACATCGCAGGTTATTCACCGGAGGTGCATTTGTAACACACTTGTTTTACAGAAACAAGTATAGAGGAGTTGCCCATACCATTTATGGTATAACTTGCATACTAAACCAACATTTCAAATCATAACCAATAGCTTTTATAATGCACTCTTACTCACCAACCAAGGGCCAGACATGATTGTTTACATGATTTACTTCGTAATAATTTCTTTATTCGCTGTTGCAGTAGAAGACCTCTCCTAAGCCACACTCTAAAAATCCTATAAAAAATTTTTTCGTATCCCCTCACCGAAACAAGGTGGGGGGTGTCTCCTATGTTAGGGGGTAGGGGTCTCAAACTCAGAAAAAAGTGATTAATTTGTGGAAACTAGTAATACATAGAGCACTGGGACTCCTGTAGCGTCAAGTGGTGGGTGGGGGCGGGGTAGGTATCGGATCTTGGTGAATCGTGGTTTTGTCTACATATGTAGACGGTTTGGTTAGTTTGTATGCTATCTATTGTATTCTCGTGGTAACTTGTTATACTGAACCCCTCAAGACGCAATAACGCATCTTGAATAACTAAAGGTATACATTATGTCAAAGCTAAACAACACCCTAAGCAATACAGTAGCCAACGCAATTACTGCGGCCACCCGCAAAGATGTAGGGGCACGCAAGGCGGCTCAGGTAGCATACGATCTAGCTATTAAAGAGAACCACCATTGGACTCAATGGGTCGCAGTAGGCAAGGAACACGATGGCCACCAGTCAACCGCCACCGATGAATTGAGAGCATCGCTTCAGATGGCCCGACTAAAGGGTATGGGCGCGGCCATAGTCAAACTGGCTAACACGCCTACTAAGGCACTGAGTGAAGCACGCAAGGTAGAGAAGCGAGACGCTGGCAAACTACTGGCCCGATACATGTGCGCAGATAGGGATGCCATGCGACTGCGACAGGATAAGGCTTACCGCGACAGTAAGTCTAAGAAGGCACCGCAACAGCCGAAGGGTGAAGCGACTGAGGCGGCACCGGCTAAACAGATCGGAGTGACCAAGGAAATTGAGTTACTCAATCGGGTTAACAAGATCGCTCAGGGAAAGGAAACACCAGAGTATGACGTGGTCGCAGTGACTACGGCACTGGCGGCACTGGTCAAACTGGTAAACACCCCAGTCGAACCTAAGCACTGAACCACTCACCGGCCACGGATGGCCACTCAATAAGGAACAACATTATGAAACCATCTACTCAGATTAAATTGATTGAGGATACCATAGCCCATTTACAGGCATGTCAGTTGAACTTATCACTCACTGGTAATTCTAGCAGGGATATGGATTCGGTATTGTCTGACCTGCGCATTGAGCGACAGCTCGCACAATCTAAACTAGGTAACCACCGATCAATCATTGATCACATCCTAAGTTGGCAATAACAACTGGCCCCTTTCGAGGGGCTTTTTTTTCGCCTATCAAAAAGTCTTTTGATACC